AATTGGGATATGAAGATCGCCGAAGAGTTTTCCAAGATCATCGCGCCGCAGGAGCGTTTGCCGATTTACGATTGGCTTTCAAAGCATTGGGTTTTGTCGCCGCCGATTACCAAGACCGGTCCATTCGATATCTCAGGCTCGCGCCATTTCATCGGCATCTTCGACGCCTGGCAGGATGACCGGGTGCGCGAGGTGAACGTGTTGAAGCCGGTTCGCGGCGGCGGTTCGCTGATTGGTGATGGTTGTTGCCTGTATGGCATCGCCGCCGACCCCGGGCCATACCTGGAAGTATTTCAGACCGACAACGAGGCGAAGTTTTACGCCGAGGCGCGGACTATGGTGAACTTCAAGAACTGCCAGCCGGTGCGTGAAAAGTTTCCCGCCGACCGCCACAAGCTGCGCGAGAACGAGATCATGTTCAGCAATGGCCACTCGTGGTATAACGTCGGGCCGGCGGTATCAAACCTGCAAACCAAGTCCATCCGATATCTGCGCTTGGAGGAAGTCTGGATGTGGGATCAGGGCAAGATAAACGAGGCGATGGGGCGCATCGGCGACTACCTGAAGATTCAGACTTCCAAGGTGCTGACGATTTCACAAGGCGGGCCGTGCGATGGATTTCGGGATAAGTTGGAAAACTCCGACTGGTTCATCCACTACCACCGTGGGCAGATTCACGAATGGGAGGTGGAATGCCAGCACTGCCGAAAATACTTCACTCCGGTATTCAGCGGCACGCGGGCGGATGGCAGCTTTTGGGGCATCACATGGAACAAGCATCAGACGCCGGCGGGCGATTGGAACATTGCGCAATGTCTGCCGTCCATCCGCTTTGAATGCCAGCACTGCGGACAGCCCATCCTCGACGGCAGTCGCACCAAGAGCGAATGGAATCGGACCGGTCGCTACCGGGCTACCGGCGAGCAGAACGACAAACGCAAATCGTTTCACTGGGAAACGGTCATTGATTTCCCTTGGGTTGAACTGGTGGAACTGTGGCTGGAAGCCTGCAATGCCGAGAAGCGCGGCAACCTCAAGCCGAAGCTGCAGTTTTACCAGAAGCGTCGGGCGATGTTCAAGGACGAGGAATCACTGTTGCGCGGTGGATTGAATCTGCAACGCAGCGCATACGAGATCAACTCTACCTGGCCGGATGAGCGCGCAAGATTCCTGACGGTGGATCGGCAGGAAGAGGATTTATTCTGGGTGACGATCCGGGCATGGTCGGCGGAGAAGAGTCGGCGCTTGTATTTCGGCAAGGTCTATGGCTTTGGTGCGGTTGAAAAGCTGCGCGAGGAATGGAATGTTGCTCCCAACCGGACATTGATTGATTCCCGCTACCAACCCAAAGGCGACAACGGCGTTTACGCCGCCTGCGTAAAATACGGCTGGATTGCCGTGCAGGGCGCGCGCGAATACTTCTTCATTCATCGCCGTAAAAACAAGCGCAGCGTGCGTTGCAGTTACAGCGAGGTGACTTGGTGTGACCCGCAATCCGGCATCACCGCATCCCGCCGCAAGTGTCCGATGATTCGATTCAGCAAGGGGCAGATGAATGCCATCGTGCAGCAGCTGATTGATGCTGGCACATGGGAAGAGCCGCTGACCGGCGACGAGGAGATTGAGAAGGAATACAACGCGCAGATGTCGTCACGGGTCAAGGTCACTGAACTGGACAAAAAAACAAACGAGGTGCGCGTCTATTGGAAAGAAGGCCACAACGATCACGCGCGAGATCTTGCGAATCATCAGGTCTTGGCCGCGATTCTGGCCGAGCTGATTCCCGATCCATCCGCAGAACAACTGACCGCAACCGAAAAGGATAAACTGAACACCCCATGATAACGCATTGCGACCCTGCCGAATTGCCGGAAGCCTCATCGAATGACAAGCCCGCTGACCACATGCTGGAAGCGTATTGCCCGAAGTGTTTGCATGTTGTGGACGCCTGCTGTCCTGATTGCGGAACGCACCTTGAGCCAGCCGGAGCGACTGTGGATGGCGCTTCAACCTCCACACTGACTCGGGGTGAATACTATCGGCGCTTCATCGTTTTGATTCACAACGCGCGCAACTCCAAATTCATGCTCGGTTGCTACCTCATCGCAACCGGTGATGCTTTCGCGGATGGCGTCTCAATGGAGGAATACGCGCGGCAATGGGGCGTTACGCGGGCGACCGTCAGTAAGCAGTGTGTTTTCATCTGTGCCTATCTGAAGCTTCCGCCGAGCCGTTATATGCGCGCGGCGGATACGAAGGACAACTATCGCAACTCCAACACCAGACCCCAAAAATACCATGAGCAACAGCACGCCAATCATTGAATCCGACCCCCTCGTTCTGGAATTGACCGCCAAGGGCGCGAAGTTCAATCCGCTGGAATTGCGATTGCCGGAGCAGATGCCGCTGGAGGATTGGGCTTCGGTTGGTCGTCAGCTTTGCCGCTCCGATCAAGTCTTGAAATGGTGGCTGGGCGACTGGGCGGCGTTCGGGTTGCGAAAGTATGGGCAGTTGAAGGAATTCGCGGTAGCCAACAATCTGAACTACGGAGGGCTGCGCAATGCTGCTTGGGTCAGCCAGAATGTTGAATTGTCACGCCGGCGTGACAATGTGGAGTGGAGCTTTCACGCCGAGGTTGCCTCGCTGAAGCCAAAAGAGCAAACCGCATGGTTGGCCAAAGTCGAGTCGGAGGGCATCGCCCGCGCCGAGCTCCGCCGGCAAATCCGGCAGTCCGGCGTCAAGCAGAACGCGCTGGAGTCTGATGGACCGGTTGTGAAGTTCATCTCGAAATCCTGTGACGATTTACTGCATTGGCTCAAGACTCAGCCGGAGAAGTTCTGGACCGACGACCGCAAAACCCTCTGGCGCGGTCGGCTCAAGCCTATCGTGGAGTTTTACGAGAGCTTGGGTTGATGGCCGGCTATCGGTTGACGCCATTGCGTTGACTGAATGGCCATCAACTATTTCATTGGCTGGGATGTAAAGGATTTGGAAGCCGCGCTGCGCGAGGCGCAGGAGGACTTGGCCGCCGGCAAGAGTGGCACGCTTGCCCAGGCTGGCGATGCTCGCGCGGAAAGCCAGATTTCCAAGTCAGCCGAGGAGCGCATTCGAATGATCCTAAAAGCGCTCAATCTTAAAGATCCAGCCAAGTATCCGTTGACGGAGATTTCGGCCATCACCCAAACACGGGCTTCCTTCTACTGACCGGTTATGGCTTCAAAACCTTTTCGCATCAACGACCGGCGCAGCTCCTCCGGCTATCGCAATGACCTCATCGAATCGGCAACCCAGACGACCGACCGCAAGAATGTGCCGATGTTGGATTACGATGTCCATCGCACCATCACGAGCTACGGTCGGAGAGTGCTGATGTCATTGGGCCGGCACATGTTCTGGCGATTCCCGGCGCTGCAAGGTTCGATTCTGGAACAAGCCAACCTTGCTGTTGGGACTTTCCTTCCGCAATACACAGGCCGAAATAAGGCATGGGGCGAGCAGGCTGAAGCCGCGCTGAAGGAATGGCACAAGATCATGGATGTCGCCGGGTATCCCTACGATTACGACTCTTTTGTTCAAGGTAAGGTCATCAATCCAATCGTTGACGGCGAAGATTTCACGTTGCTGACCGAGACTGCCGACGGTTATCCAATGGTTCAATCTATACCTGCGCACCGGGTTGGAAATCGCAATTTTGTAAACAGCACGGCTCAGGTTCGATTCTCTGGCAACGAGATGCTGATTGATGGCGTCGTAGTTGATGCCAATCGCCCTTATCCAGCTGAGGGCAACATCTCATTTGAAGCGGCGATTGTAGATGGTGTCATCGTGGATTCATATGGTCGGCCGCTTGCCTACCGGGTTTATTCAGATTCTGTTTCAGATAAAAGCTATCAGGACATCTCCGCGCGCAATTTGTTCCCAGCCTTCTGTCCGATGGTCGCCGGCCAAGTGCGCGGGTTTTCGCTGTTGGCGTCCAGCCTGTTTGACTGGCAAGACCTGCAGGAATGGGGACGGTTCGAGATGTTGGCTCAAAAGGTATTCAGCTCTCAGACTATCATCGAAACCAACGAGAGCGGCGAGGCTGACACCGCCAAAAACATCATCCAGCAGGCTGCCACCAACAACGAAGATGGCACAAAGGCCAGTCTGGACGTGGAGAAACTGGACGGCGGAACGGTGCGTTATTTTAAAGCAAACTCCGGCAGCAAGCTGGAGTCATTCAACTACGACCGCCCCGGAGCAAGCTCGCAGAATTTCATCAAGAACAAGCTGCGTGATGCGTTCAAGGGCACTGAATGGGACGTGTTTTTCTCCCTCGATCCTCAGGCGGTCGGCGGCGCTCCGATGCGGGTCATCGTCGAGAAGATCAATGCAGTCCTTGAAAAGCGGCGCAAGCTCGTCAAGAAATCCTGCTTGCGGGTGGATGGTTACGCTATCGCCAAGCTGATGAAGCTTGGCGTCCTGCCGTGGGACGACGACTGGTATATGTGGGATTACCAAGGACCTGGCGATGTGACCGCCGACAAGAAATACGATTCCGATGTTGCGCTGCAGGAGATGAGTCAGGGCATCAGCACACGCAAGCTGGAATGTGCCCGGCGCGGTCTTTACATGGAGGACGTTGATGCGCAACGCGAGCGGGAGGCGGATTCCGACTTGGAACGCGCGCAACGGCTCGCCGTTAAATACAAGATCACCATACAAGAGGCTTTGGTCATCCTGCGTCCGCCATCGCCAAGCGCTCAGATGCCGCAGCAACCGCAGCAAGTCTCCGCTGAAACCAATTCCGACCCTCAAGTATCATGAAATTCCGTCGCATCCTTGAAGCCGCCTACCAACAACCGCTGTTAATCACCGAGGCTGGGCACGCTACTATTGATTCCGTCCTGCGACTGCATATCGCCAGCGGAACAGTTCCGAAACTTGGTGCTGATTCCGGCACGGACATCTGGGGTGAGAAGCTGCCTGAAACCTATATCGTAAACAACGTCGCCATAATTCCTGTCATCGGACCATTGATTCAACACGCCTCATTGCTAGACAAGATGTGCGGAGCAACATCCTACGATTGGATTGTTGAGCAACTTCAACTTGTCTTGCGTGAGCCTGAAGTTGAGCAGGTGATTCTACATTTTGACACTCCTGGCGGTCAGCGGGTTGGATGTGCCGAAGCCGCTGCGCGTATTCGAGAAATCGCCGAATCGTCTATCAAGCCGATTTACGCATACACGGACTCCCAGATGTGCAGTGCTGGCTACTATCTCGCTGCCGGCTGCAACGGGATATTCGTTAGTGGCTCAAGCTATGTCGGAAGCATTGGTGTGTTGATGGGATTCATTGATGTCAGTGAGGCGATGAAGCAGCAGGGCTGCAAGGCTGAATATATCGTCAGTGGAAAATACAAGGCTACCGCCAGTCCGGGCACAAGCCTGAGCGATGACCAGCGGAACTACCTTCAAGAGCTGGTTGATGACGCATTCGAAGAATTTGCTGGCTGGGTTTCGCTGCATCGTCCGAACGTCGCCCGTGAGTCCATGCAGGGGCAATGCTTCCATGGACTGAACTCTGTGCCGGCAGGTCTTGCTGATGACATTCAACCGGATTTGGAAACGCTGATTTTAGAGCTGACTGGAAAGCCGATGTCGCGCCGCAAAGTTCCATTGGTAGGCGGGGCTGAAAGCGAGGATTGACATCCGCTTCTGTTGACTTCGTTTCAACATCGAATATGAATCTACGTTTTCTGGGCATCGGCAAGGCCAACGCGGAAATCGAGCGGCTTGAAAAAGCCATCACTGACGAGCAGGCCAAAAGCGCCAAGCTCGCCTCCGATCTTGCCGCCGCGAATCTCGCCCTGACCGAAAACAGTTCCGCCATCACTGCGACCGCTGAAAAAGCGCAAGCTGATTTGACGGCAGCCACCGCCCGCATTGCTTCCATCGAGGCTGAACTCGCGACTGAAAAAGCATCTGTTGCCAAGCTGTCCGCCGATCTTGCGGAAGCTAATGCCAAGATTGCCGACCCGAAAGGCGTGATCGTCAAGTTGGCCAGCGCTCAGGCGGCGACCATCACCGCGTCACAGGGGCAGCCTCCGATTGCGGCAACGGCGGTAACTGCGCCCGGCG